CCGATCTCAATGTCACACTTGTTGGGAACCCGCAGCGGCAGGGCCTGTTCCATGATCCGTGCAATGTCTTGCGCTTGCTCTGCCGATTGGACTGAGCACGCCAGCTCGTCGTGGATTTGCAGCAAGGGCACTACCCCACTCTCATAGATGCGGAGCATGGCGGCTTTGGTCTGATCCGCCCCGCTTGCTTGAATCAAGCGATTGGTGGCCTTGTAGGTAAACGCGAGCTTAAGCTGCGTGGTCTGCCCGTAGGTCACCAGCGCTTCTTCTTTCGGCAGGGCCTTGTGGATGCCGAAAGCGGCGGGTTCCCACTTGTCGAAGCGGCACTTGCGGCCCATCAGGCTTCTCACGCTGCCGTTACTGCGGGGGTGCTCCAGGCGCCGGGTGACGCCCTGCATGAGCTGTCGAACGAAGGGCACACGCGCATGGTACTGCTGCGTCAGCTCTTTCGCTTCATCTAAGGAGACATCGAGCTGGTGCGAGAGCTTGGTCACGCCCATGCCGTACATCATCGCGAGGTTAATCGTCTTGGCCTGTTTTCTAGGAATGTCCGCCATGTCGGCCACCATGCTGTGGAAGTCCATGTCTGGATCGTTGGTATAGCCCTCGACAAACTCATCGACGCCGTCCATTCCTCCCTTCCACTCGCTGAAGACGGCTGCGTAGTGAACGAGAATTCTAGGCTCCTGCTGACTGAAATCTATTGCCGCCCACTGCTCGCCCTCATTGGGCAGGAACAGGCTTCGGATCATCGGTCCCAGCTCAGGATCGCGGGCCGGGATCTGTTGTAGGTTCGGGTTGTTCATTGAGATACGGCCCGAGACGGTGCCGCCGTTATCGGAGCGGAGCTGGTTGATATGGCTGTGGATTTTGCCGTCTGAGACGTGCTTGAGGATTGAGCTGATAAACGTGCCTTGGATCTTATTCAGCTCCCGCGCTTTCAGTACGAGGCGGGGGAATTCGTGGGGGTGGTCTGCCAGGAACGCTTTGGTAAAGCTCGGCGCTCCCTTTTCGGTGTGTGCATACTTGATGCCTAGCGTGTCGAACGCTTTTTTGAGGCTGGCTGCAGCCCATATTTCCACGTCGAAGCCCGCTAATTTTTTAATTTTTCGCAGCGCCTGTTTCTCTCGTTTAATCAGGTCTTGCTTGGTGATTTCAGCGCGGTCCATGTCAACTCGAATGCCATTCCATGTCATATCTATAAGACACGGTATCAGCCCCGTTTCCATTTCCCACACGCTGCTCAGTTCTTCTTTGGCTATCTGGCCCTTGAACAGGTGCCAGAGTTCCAGTGTCAGCACGGCATCTTGTTCTGCGTAGGGGCCGACAAAGGGGGCGGGGAGTTTCCACAACTCGCCCTTTGGGTCCACGCCGAAGTCCCGCGCCGCTTCGGTAAGCAGTTGTTCTGACTTAGCTTTTCCAAGGTAATCAAAGGCCAGCGCATTGAGGCTGTAGGAGAAGCGGTTTTCGTCCAGCAGCGCAGCGGTAATCATGGTGTCGATGATGCGGCCTTTCACCGGAATGCCGAGCTGGCGCAGCCAGCCTATGTCGTACTGGGCGTTGTGGCAGATTTTGTCACCGGGGCCTGATAGGATTTTCTTCAGCCACCTGCAGATGATTCTCTTGTCCAGATTGCCGCCACCGGCATGGCTGAAGGGGACATAGCCCTGCCAGTCGGCAGTCGCGATCGCCACGCCCACTACTTCGCCGTTGGAAGTCGGCCAGCCGGGGCCGCTGGTTTTAATGCCCGGGTCGCGTGTTTCGAGGTCCACGGCCATTTCTGCGGCGTCACTCAGGTCCGGCAGTGTTTCCGGCGGCGTCCATTCGGAGTTCGCTGTGGCGAACATGGGAAACTGGAGCCGCGTTTCTTTTTTCATTCTTTCTCCGCAAGGGCGGCGTACCCGGCAATATCCAGCCAGCTATCCCGGTGCGTTGGGGATTCCACGAGCCGTGACATCTTGACTGCGATCAGACACAGATACACTTGATTAGGGGTGACTTCTTTCTCCAGAAGGGCAGACCACATCGCCGCAATGCGCGCGTGGTTTTCTTTCGCATCGCCGTAGCTTTCTGCGCGCTCACCCTCGATCAGGTCAAGCGCCTCAAGCAGGAAACTTTTATTTCGCCTCACAGTGGATAACTCCTCTGGTACAAGTCGGGTTCAACAATGAAGAGGTTTTGTTTGGTCCGCGTTACGGCAACATAGAAAACCCGGTGCAGCGTGTCACCATCGAATTCGGAGGCGTTCTCTGCGGCTGCTGTTAAGTCAGAAAAAACGATGACGTTTTCTGCTTCGCCACCTTTGGCCCCATGAATCGTGGACAGTCGTATGCGAGGCACGCCCGATAGGTCTTCTCCACGGCGCAGGATGGCCGAGCAATAGACTTGATCCACGTCAGGTAGTCGGTCGAGCGCGGTGCTCCAATCCATGTCGGCGGTTGCCAGCAGTCCATGTTGCTGTTGAAGCTGGTCGAGGGAGAAGCGGTCGCTTTCGTCTGCGCTACGGATAGTTTTGAACCCACGCCGTACTCTGACGCCGTTGCCACGCATAAAGCTGTACAGGATTTTCGCTTCTTCAAGATCCACCAGCTCATCTTTCTGCAGCTTCTGCCATGCCTGGAGCGCGGTGGATATTTTGAGTGGTACGGAAGGATAGCCCGATCGCTCGAAGAAGAAGCCGCCCTGCTTGAGGTAATCGGCTATCGGATTTGTTTGGTAGTGCGCCTGACTGACGATGAGCCAGTCTCCACGGCTGAAGTCCAGTCCATCGGGAGAATAGATGCGTTGCACGGAACCTTTGGAGTTCTTGCGGGGCAGGTATTTTTTGGGATAGCGGCGCCGGATGCGGCTTGAGATTTTATGAGCTAGGCCGTGAACCGTGGCGGGTACGCGGTAGCTGCGCTCCAGTATCTCGGCTCCGCCGGGAAGATTGATGAAGTGTTCTATGTCCGCCCCGGCGAAATTGTAGATCGCTTGGTCATCATCGCCGCTGCAATACATTTTCGAGGACTTGCCGTCCAGAATGTGCGCTATTTCCCACTGGATTGCGGAAAGGTCTTGCGCTTCGTCCAGAAGGCATAATTCGAAGTGCGGGCACACTTGCGGCCCCTTCTCAACGAACAATTCGAGCATGTCCGTGTAGTCGTATAAGCCGTTGGTTTCCTTATATTTTTCCAGAGCGCGGGACAGGTAATCAACCTCTAGCCAACTGCTGTTAATCCGCGTGCCGTGATACTCGGTGCGGAGAGGCGTGCGCTTTAATCTCGCCAAGGTAATGAGCCGCAGGATCTCGCTCTCGCGCTTGATGGTAGAGGTGGCTTCTTCGTCCATGCCGTTGGAACGAGTTAGTTCAAAGCCCGTGCGCTTTTCCAGCTCCCGATAGTGTTCGGTCTGCATGAGCTGATCGGTGTTAAGGCCCGTGAGCCGGAAGGCGAGGCTATGCAGCGTCCTAAAATATGGAAGGTCCTGTCGGGGATTGAGCCCGAATCTAGCTGCGGCACGTTCGCGGGCTTCTCTTGCTGCTTTGCGGGTAAAGGCCAGAAACGCTATCTCCGAAGGCGGCGTACCTTTCTCCAGCTCTTTATCTACAAGATCAAGGAGCGTTGTGGTTTTACCCGTGCCTGGAGGGCCGAAGATGCGGAACATCAGAAAGGCACCGCATCCTGATCCCCGAAATCAGGCACCTCAATCTCCACGGTCGTAGCGCTCTGGTAAGCGGGAATCTCCCACACGCGGACGCTCTTATCTTTTATGTTGATCTGTTTCGACTGCCCATTGATGTCACGCAGACGTTGAGCAAGCTGATGTGGTCGGTAGGATTTGAATCCCATTCTGGTCAGGTGCATTTCAAGGTCTACTAGCCGGAATAGCGTGGTGCCTTCCAGCTCATCGGTATAAGGTCGGCGCAGGAGGATTTCCTCACGCGCAAGGGCTTGTTGGTTGGAAGTGCAGAATTCCTCAAGGTGGGCGTAGAAGCGCCCCGGAACGGAAGCGTCGGCGGAGACTTCAATAATGCTTTCTTCATTGTCAGTCATGTCAGTCAAAAGCTGATTGATGCGGCCTTCCCAAAGGGGCTTGGTCACGCTGCGGGGCATGAAATTGAGTTGTTCGACGCAGGAACGCTGGAAGATTGCTTGTTGCATCAGCCCTTCGGTGTCGAGTTCCAGCGGCGTGCCGTTCACGTCGAGAAACCACACCGGGGGCTGACTGTTGTACTTTCTGAGATTGGCGATCATCGGTGTACCTACACCCGCATCAATACCGAATTTACGTGTACGGCATAACTCTTTGTTGCAGTAAGCATTTATGGGGGCGTCGTTGCACTTGTAGGCGTAGTCCTTCCTTTCAAGTTGTGCGGCTATGACGTTGATCTCCGGCAGCGGCAGCGGCGGGTCTATGTACTGGGAGTTATAGGTCAGAAATTCAGCTTGCCATGTGTCGGGATAGGCTTTGCGTAGGTAGACACCTATATTAAAGAGGCCGTTGTTTCTGCCGCCCTCGCCAATCTTCTCCTTGCAGAGAATCTGCAGACACGGCGGGCCGTCTTTAATGGGTTGAAACTGCTCCTTCTCGACTGCCAGAGCTAAAAGCTGCTCGGGGGTCTGCACATATTTTTTGTGCAACTTAAAAAATTCATCCAGACTGGCGGCACTCCCATCGTCTTGGATAGCGTACCGCAGACCGTTTTCATGGTCGTAGTAGGGGAGATTCAGGAAATTGCCAACATCCCCTCGCTCTAGGTTAAGTTGAATCTGTTTGGGAAAAATCTCACTTCCGCCATAGCCGATAGCTGCGGCCACGTGGCGCAGGACTTCCTGCATGTCTTTGGCGGATACCCATTCGGTCGTGAACAGAAAGACGTGAGCGCCGCCCGATTTTGAGCGGCACACCACGAGCGGTAGCTTGAGCTTGCGGATTCTGGCGAGGAGCGC